AAGGAGGTCGCATGGCGACCTACACAACCACCCAGGCGCAAATCACCGACGACGTAGGCGTCATCAAGACGCTGACCGCAACACAGGTTGAGGTCGGCCTCAGCATCACGCTGTCAGGCTTTGCGTCACCGTTCACGGCGCTCAACGGCACGTTCACGGTGACCGCGATACCACAGCACCTGTTCATCGGCGTCGACGACGACGGCGACTACCTGTACGACTACGACGTACCCATACAAAACCAGATTGCGTTCGCGGTCACCGCTGCAGACGCAGACCGCGCGCCGGCAACAGCGACGCTGACGTTCACACCGACGTGCACCTGGGTCACTGTCGCTGACGTAGAGGACTGGCTCGGCTTCACGGTCACAAATCCGTCGTCTGACTTCGACCTGCTGACACTCGCTGTCGGCGCAGGCAACCAGTTCGCCTGGCGTCGCCGCCAAGAGGCCGGCTACTTCGACAGCCTGACAACCGTGCCGTCAAGCGACGTGAAACTTGGCAGCGTCATGTACGCCGGCTACCTGTACCGCATGCGTGGCAGCGCATCGGAGTCGTACGCCGCGTACGACCCGCTTGCCACGTCAGGGCCAATAGGCGGCTCATTCGTTGAGGTGTTGCGACTGCTGGGCGTCAACCGACCACAGGTTGCCTGATGCCTGGCGTACTAGAGACCGGCTACAACGATCTGATCGCGCTGCTGGGGGCGATTACAAACCTCCCGGTCGTCTCCAGCAGCGACCCCCGCAACATAAACCCGCCGTGCGTGCTGATCGACGCGCCGTCATTCCTTATGCACACGAACGTGGTGCCTGAGATGCAGTTCAGCATAAAAATCATGGCAATCGGCCCAGGCGACCGCAACACGTTGAACAAACTGCTCGACCTGACAGACCTGATACGCGCAGCCAACCTGGGTCTGCAATCGGGCAGGCCGACCGTCGTACAAATCGGTTCGCAGGACTTTGCTGCCTACGAGCTAACGCTGTCAACTAAGGTTGTGCCATGACCCGCCTGCTCGTAATCACCGACAAGCTCAACAACTCAAACAAAGGCGACGTTATTGAGGTCAACGACCCTACAAACGTCGAGTACTTGATCAACTCAGGCCAGTGCCTGCCGGTAGAGGAACACGAGCCAACGGTTGTCACCAAAGTCAAAGACGCAGCCACTAAGGTTGGTCGCAGGAAACGGAAGGACTAAACATGGCAACCACAGTCTTGAGCAACCCGGTCGTATCAATCGGCGCCAGCTCGCCAGGTACAGCGATTACCACGCAAGTCATCAGCGCAGTCGTCAATGACTCACAAGATCAGTTGGAGACGACAGCTTTTGGTCAAACGAACCGCACCTACGGGCCCGGCCTGACTAATGCGACAATCACGCTCACGTTGCTCATGGATTACAGCGCCGGCTCGACGTACGCGCTGCTGAAGGGTCTCAAGGGTGCAACGCAAACGTACGTCGCCGTCAGAGCAACCAGCGCAGCAATCAGCGCCACAAACCCAGAATTTCAGTTGACCAACGGTTACCTGGCGTCATTTGATCCTGTAAACGCGGCGCTGGGCGAGCTGCAGCAGGTAGAAGTAGTGTTCAACGGCGGCACATTGGTTGAGGATGTAACACCGTAACACCGACCGACTAGGAGGGCAGCGTGAAACTGACATTCAAGGCGACGTACCTGACGCCGGCAGGCAAACCGCACACCGACAACATTGAGATCACGCTTGCCGACTTTGCGGCGTGGGAACGCGAGACCGGTCGCCGCGTGCAAGACCTGCAGACAGGCATGGGCATAAACGACATGTGCTACATGTGCTGGCACCGCCTGCACAAGTCGCAGCGCGAGTCGCGCGACTACAAGACCTGGCTGGAGTCCGTGCAAACCATTGAGACGGAGGCGTTACAACCTGCAAACCCTACGGCACAGGCACCGTCAGACGGCAGCTAGCGGCAATCCTGCTCGCAACCGGCTGGTGGCCTGCCGACGTAACATTCGACGTGCAAGACCTTGCGACGGTACTACTCTTGGATGAGAAACGACGCGAAAAAGGCAAACGATGATTTACGCAGAGGTCAAGATTGTCGGACTCAAGGAGGCCGTCAAACAGCTGAACAACATTGACAAGGCTGCGCGTCGCAAACTGACAAAGGACTACAAACAGATCGTTGAGCCTGTGCTGACAGAGGCAAAGCAACGCATACCGCTAGGCGCGCCAATCTCAGGCTGGAACAGGTCGTGGACTACAAAATCGGGCCGGCAGCTGCTGCCTTGGGAAAGCGCAGTGGCTGACGACTACCTCAAGGCAAAGGTCAGCGGCAAGAAGCCGCGCGAATACAACGGCATGATGAGCAACCTCGCGGTGTTCAGCGTTGCCTGGGCGGGCGCAATAAATACGATCTACGACCTTGCTGGGCGCACGTCGCGCGGGTCGACGCGCGCAGGCGCGAACATGATACGCGGCATCGAGGCACGCAAAGGCAAGGCGTCGCGCGTGCTGTGGCCCGCATACCTGGCGAACCAGGAGGAGGTCAGCAAACGCATACAAGACCTGATTGACGACCTTATGCGGCAAGTAAGCAGGGAGATCTAATGGCTGTCGTCATACCTATTGTCTCAGAGTTTGACGGCAAAGGCTTGTCGCGCGCCGTAAAAGAATTCCAGCAGCTTGAGGGCGCAGGCGAAAAGGCGCAGTTTGCGCTAAAGAAGGCAGCCGTACCTGCAGCTGCCGCGCTAGCAGGTGTTGCGGTCGCCATCACCGACATGACGAAGGCGGCAGTCGAAGATCAGAAGGCGCAGCTGCTGTTGGCGCAGGCAATCGAGCAGAACACGCTGCAAGGCAAGGCAGCCGTCACAGCTGCAGAAGCGTTCATTGAAAAGACAATGATGAGCGCAGCCGTAGCCGACGATGAGCTACGGCCCGCGTTGGCGCAGCTCGTGCAAACAACCGGGCACCTTGAATACAGCCAAGAGTTGCTGAATACTGCGCTTGACGTGTCGGCTGCGACCGGCACAGACCTAGCGACCGTCACCGACGCAATGAGCAAGGCCGCTGTCGGCAACACGAAGGCGCTCGGCAACCTTGTGCCGGCAGTACGTGAGACGATCAAGGAAGGTGCGTCACTCGACGAGGTGATGCAAATCCTGTCGTCGTCGATGGGCGGCGCCGCAACGATTGCAGCCAACAGCGCCGAAGGTCAAATAAAGCGCCTGTCAATCACGATTAGCGAAACAAAGGAGTCAATCGGCGCAGCATTCTTGCCGATACTTGAGCGTTTGCTGCCTAAGCTGCAGCAGCTGGCACTGTTCGTGCAAAACAACACGGGCCTGATTACGACGTTGCTAGTCGTCATCGGCTCATTGTCAGCCGCAATCTTGGCGCTAAATGCTGCAATGAAGGTGTACGCCGCAACAATGGTCGTCGTCGACTTGGCAACAAAGGCATTGACAGCCAGCAACATTGGACTAGGCGCATCGTTCGCGTCTACCGCATCAAAAGCGGCACTGTTCTCAGTCGCCATCGCATCCGTTGCAATCTCATTTGAGGGTTTGCGCAAAGACGGATTGTGGAAGGACTTAGCAGGTCGTATCGCAGAGTTTGTCAACATCGGCATAAGCGGGTTAGAGCTATTGGCGAACAGCGCAGTCACCGCCGTCAACATGATCAACAAAGCATTCAACGCGCTGCTACCAGGCAATCCGTTCGACATGTTAGACCCCGCGAAACTGCCACGTTTTTCCACGACGCCATTCGGTCAGGCGTTTGAGTCAAGTAAGCCAGGTGCTGCAGGCGGCGGCGTGACAGCCGGGCCTGACCTGCTCGAGCGTGCGCTGATGCGGCCCGTCGTGCCTGACGTACCGCTAGCCGTCGTGCCACCTGTAAAGGGCGGCGGTGGCGGCGGCAGTCGTGCAGGCGGCGGTGCAGGCATCGGGTTAGGTGAGGGCATGGTCGGCATACTGCCGATTGACGAAGGATTTAGCGGCGGTGGCGGCGGTGGCATCGGCGCGGCGCCAGGCAACGAAATGCTGCTTGACGGCATGACAGGCGGCGTGACCGTCATTGTCAACGCCGCCATTGCTGAGGCGACGCTTGCCGACAAGATCGTTGACGCGCTCACCACCTACACCCGACGATCAGGGCCGTTGCAGCTAGAGATTGCGTAATGGCTGCGTCAGTCGTACAGTCAGGCAGCTACCTGCTTGAGCTTGACACAGGCTTTGAGCATGGCGCGTTTACGCTCAACGACGCCACAAAAGGCGTGCTTGACAGCAGCGAATACACGTTAGGCGGCACAGGCAACACCTACGCCGACATAACAGAATTTGTGACCAACGTTGTCTACAAACGTGGGCGCGAAAAAACCGACTTCCAATTCGGCGCTGGCGTCATGCAGTTTACGATGCGCGACGAAACAGGCATACTTGGGCCGTACGACACGAGCAGCCCCTACTACGACCCAGTAAACGCGCAGCCAGGGCTTGCCCCAATGCGCGGCATACGCCTGTCGCGCGACGGCGAATTCCTGTTCGTCGGCATCGTCACGTCGTACTACTACATGTTCCAAATGGCAGGGCCGAACCTTGTCAACGTGCAATGCGCAGACGAGTTCTACAAGCTTGCACAGACGCAGCTCGACGAGCTGAACGTGACCGCGCAAACGTCAGGCGCGCGCATCAACACGGTCTTGGCACTGCCAGAGGTTGACTACACCGGCACGAGCAGCATCGCAACAGGCACCGTCAACCTGGGCCACGCAGCCGCCTACACGGTCGCGCAAGGCACAAACACGCTGCAGTACCTGCAGCAGATCAACCAGGCTGAGCAGGGCCGGCTGTTCGTGGCGCGTGACGGCACGATCACGTTCCAAGAGCGCATCGGCAGCACGCCTAGCAGCCCGGTCGTCAGTTTTACCGACGACGGCACAGGCGCGAAATACGAGGATTTGCAGGTCGAGTTTGACGCCGACAACGTAGTAAACCGCGCATACGTCGAGGGGCTAGACGGCAACAACGCAACCGACAGCGACGCGGCAAGCATCGCGCAATACTTCACGCAGTCCGTGACGATCACGGACAGTTTGCTGCACGAGCAGTCAGAGATCAACGACCTGGCGGCCTACCTGCTTGAGCCTGACCCTGAGCCGCGCTACACGTCGGTAACGACGTACTTCGGCAGCCTGACAGACGCGCAACGCACGGCGGTCGCGACCATTGACATTGGCGACACGATCAGCATTACCAAGCAAATACCAGGGCTAGGCAGCGAGCTTGACAACGAGCTGAGCGTAGAGGGCATACAGGCCGTCATTGAATTCAACCGCGGTCACACGGTCACGTTTTACACTGCGCCCACAACGATTATTTACGACCTGATACTTGACGACCCTGTGTACGGTGTCATGGATGCCGACAATGTTTTGGGCTAAGGTAGAGCTATGACCGTACCGTACCCATTCGTAGCGGGCGCAGTCCTTACCGCTGCGCAAATGAACTCGTTGACCGAACTGACGATCAACGACAAAACCGACAGCTACACGTTGGTAGCAGGTGATGCCGGCGAGCGCGTCATCATGAACAAAGCAACGGCAACAACGGTGACCGTACCTGACAGCGTGTTTACCGCGTCGCAGGTCGTACAAATCCTGAACAAAGGCGCAGGCACCTGCACAGTGACCGCAGGCGCAGGCGTAACAATAAATACATCCGGTTCACTTGCGCTGGCCCAATACGGAGGAGGCACCTTGATTGCGTTGTCTGGGTCAACCTTCCTGTTTTTTCCCTACGGTGGCATAGGGTACGGCGTAGCAACAGGCGGCACATCGTCAAGCATCACGGTCGGCGGCCAGAACTACACGCTTCTCACCTTCACGTCGTCAGGCACTTTGACGGTGACGACGGCTGGACTATTTGATGTTCTTGTTGTTGGTGCGGGCGGTGGCGGTGGCGGTAGCGTAAACAACGCACACGCTGGCGGTGGCGGTGGCGGTGGTGCGATTATCAACACCACGATTTATTTGACTACGAACGAGTCGGTGACGATCGGAGCAGGAGGCGCAGGCGGTCTCGATGGCGGCTTAGGTACAAAGTCTGCAATAGGCACTTACATTACGGCAGGCGGTGGCGGTGGCGGTTCAAGTCGTGGAAATGTAGGAATAAATGGTAGTTGCGGTGGCGGTGCGGGCAACAGCATTTCGGGGAGTAGCGGTGGGGTCGGCTTCCAAGGCGGCAACGGTGGCAACAGTCAGGCAGAGGGTGCATCGGGCGCAGGCGGTGGTGCAGGTGGCAATGCGTCAGGCACAACTGTCGGCGCAGGTTTGAGCACAGGGTTTACGGGTTCAACGGTCACATTCGGTGAAGGCGGTGCGGCTTCTGGTGCGGTGGCAGGCACAAACGGTAAAGGCGGCGGTGGTCGCGCAAAAAACGACACCGGAAATGGTGGTGCTGGTTCTAACGGCGTTGTCTATGTGAGGTTCAAGGTATGAGCAAAAACTATGTAGCACAAATGAGCGGCGACACCGTGACCGCGATCATCGTCGCAGAGCACGAATGGGCGACAACGAATCTAGAAGGCGAATGGCACGATCTCGGCCCCGAACCGTTGACGGTTTGCATCGGCTACCTTTGGAACGGCACAACATTTGAGGCACCTGACAATGGACAATAACGCGAAACTGCAAACTGCAGATCAGACGCTAAAGGGCGCAATCATCGGCCTGGTCACGTACGTCGCGTACAAATACGACCTGGACATGCAACTAATTGCCCTGGGCATCCCGGTCGTGTCGGGTCTGCTGGCGCTGCTTAGCACGCGGTTTGGCAACAAATCGACTGCGTGCCTGTTCGTCTCCAAAGATGACAAACCAGCAAAGTAGGCCGTACGTCGTCACGACGTACCCTGTCGTCAAACACGGTCTGCCAGGCACGACCCGGTGGGCTGAATGCGCCAGCGCGTACTCAGGCGGCGCACTGTGGAACAACGGCACCTGGGTCATGCGCGACGTGCGCGGGCAGTCAGGCACGATCAGCAACCACGCGCGCGGCGTCGCAATGGATTTGTCCTGGCGTTACATGAAGTCGAACGGCAAAGGCGTCAGCGACGGTCGCACGAAGGCAATCAAGTTCCTGCAGGCCGCGCTCGACAACTGGCAGCAGCTCGGCATACAGCTCGTGATCGACTATTGGCCTGATGCGAAGGCGTCGGCGTACTACGGTCGCGGCTGGCGCTGCGACCGGGTAGGCACAGGCGTACCGAAACCGCACGCATTCGAGGCGTGGCGCAAATACAACACGCCGACCGTGCATGGCGCACCAGGCGGCGACTGGCTGCACATTGAGATTACGCGCGACCTGGCAGAAAACCCTCTGCTGGTCGAACAGGCGTTTGGCAGGGCATTCACCACTGCGTAGGCGCGACCCTGTAAGGTCGCAGGTAACCACTACGCATCGGAGGCAGCACGATGACATTTATTGGCAAAGCCCTAACTGCGCTCATGGTAGGCATGTACGGCCTGTTGGTCGTAAACCTGCCAGACGCGCCAAAACCGCCAGAAACGGTCAAAACGACCGTTTACGCGCCTGTCACAAGCGTCAGGAACGCGCCTGCTGCGTCAAAA